CCTGGCTTGTCTGACAACACTCCTCCACAGTTGCGTCTGTATAAAGTGTGCCAATTCCAAGTGAATCGCGTAATTCCTGCATTGTTGTGTATGTCGCTGCCATGATCATCCTTCCTTTGATAAGGCTCACAGGGCCAGGGCCTCCTAGCCCTGTGAGCGGATTAGGGTTTTATCAAGTCAGGTTATAACGCTGCAAACCACCGGAAACCAGGGTCTTAGTCGCAAAATAACCGTAAAGCATCGTGCTGATTTCACCAGTCGCAACAACATTAACTGAGAGCGTTAACTTTGGTGACTCGTAAATCGCAATGCTCATTGGATTGACAATGAAGGCTGCGTCATCGATTGTCGTGCTGACCATGTTTTGGTCAACCCAGAGATCCAAGCCCATCATGTCGCCGCGCAATCCGCGAGGTGTTGATTGGCCGTTGGCGTTCATAGGAGAAGCCGCGTTGAAGATGCTTCGCCCTGTTGTGTCCAGGCTTCCGATCAAAAGTGACCAGACGCTTGTGCCTGCGATGAATGCAGTTGCAGTCTCACCGCTAGCCGCATATACCGCCGGAGCAGCCTGTGCTACATACGCCTGAAGTCCTGCGATTGTTGCAGCTTGGGCAGTTGATTGAGTTCCGCCTGAAACAATCTCGGCAATAACCGCAGCATCAGATGCCTTGGCGTAAGCTCGCAGACAGTTCTCATACATAGCTGAATAAAAACTTGGATCTGATCTGTCAAGAAGCTCTGTCGAATAAATCTGAGTTCCGGCCAGTTTGACCACAGTGGCATTTACATAGCTGGAGACAATTTGAGTGGCCGCAGTGGATGCGCCTTCCGCAACCGTTCCGATTGTAGCGTTTGTGGTGATTTTTGGATGTGCAATTGTCATGCCCGATGGAGCCAAGGCGCGCGCTCCGCCTAGTGCATCGATTGTTGGGCGTGACATAACAGATGTATCGATGACGCTTGATACATACTGAGTTGGACTAAAAGCTGGATTAGTAGTGAACGAATCGTTAGCTGCTTCGATTTTTCTTGCTTGAGCATCGGCTGCACGGATGTAATCGCGTGAAGTATCGTCACCCATCTTGGCTTTGATTGCGTGTTCTAGATATTGCGCTTGCGTCTTGATTGGAGAGCGAACTTCGCCTACTAAGTAAGACGCTGAAACAACTGGGCGTGAGGCATCCACAACGGGAGCCTCTGCCGCAGTTTCTGGGGCTGTATTATCTGGGGCTGTCGTCATGACATCCTCACTTTCTGTCTCGGTTTCGATCTCAACGATTGTCGTGTTGATCGTGGTTGTTTTGGTACTGGTAGAACTTGCCGCTTCGACTGATTCGCCTTCGCTTGCAGCAACACTTGTAACCACGGCATTTTCGAAGGCCGGGGATTCCACCAGGCTCACTTCAATAAGCTTTGCGGCGGTTACTAGGAGGTGAGTATCAGTCGGCTGGGATGAAATCACTTCCACCCCAACGGATAAGCCGCTGACTAAATCCTCCGCAGCCAGGGTTAAATAATCTGTACCCTTGCTGCTACTCGAAATCTTAAATGAGCCGTAAATGAAGTTCCCATCTTTACTAAAAGATTGAGCACGGCCAATTGGATCATCGGCTCTATGTTGCGCAAGCAACTTTATTTTGCCTGGTGATGGGATCTGTATTGAACCTTGCTCAAATACAACGGCTCCCACGGATGTGTAGCCAACGGCCCCGTATTCCATAATTTTGCCAGAAATAATCCGGCGTTCGGTATCAGCAGCCTGGATAGGCGTGCTAAATGTTAGCTTCATGATCCATCTCCGTTCGGTGATAAGTCTTCCATCATTTTGGCTTGATCTAGCGTTATAAGTTCTAATTGGAGCATTTTCTCGATGACTGCCAAGCGCGCTGTCGCATCAGCTCGAAGGAATGTCTCATCGGAGGCAAAGCGAACAACATTGTTTGAGTTAGTGATGTCATTCATGCTCAGGCGATCTTCGATGGCGCATACATACGGCGCGAGGGTGTAAGCGTAGAATTCTTTTCTTGCGTCAAGAACATTTTGGTATGTCATGCTTTTATTTGCGTCAGCAGAAGCCATGTACGCCGGAACATTCATAAGGCGGCAGATTTCGGTGCTGAAGTCTTGTTTTGCTTCCACATACATCATATCTTTAGGAGAAAACGATGTTGTTTGATAATCAAGAGTGGATGTGAGAAAAGCAGTGCCTCTGCTATTTCTGGCAGCCTTCCAAGAAGCAAGGATGCCTTGAACTTGAGCTTCAGGAAGATCTGCACCAGAATTCTTGATGAAGCCAGACGGGATGGGTGTTTGTGCCGCTATTGCTCCAGCCTTTTCAAGATCTAAAGCTGCGCGGATAGTACGCCCGCCGGTTGCAAGCACGCCTGGCTGTAATGACTGGAATGTAATTAAACTTCCAATTCCATTTTGCGGGCGAACTTCATTGTCAACCGTGTAATATTCAACTTCAGTATTGCGTGCATTTAATTTTGGTGTGACTCTTTCATTTGCTACCCAAGCAAAGCGCGCTGGCCTGCCATCATCGGAATATGTAGCCGTCACTTCCCAGTAAGCAATCTGATAAAACAGAAGGGACTGGACTGTGTACGCAATCGTGACAGATCGTGGTTGTCTAATATCTGGTTGCTCCAACCAAATCGGAGAACCTAGTTCTTCGCCTGTTGTCTTGTTATACAACTCCAGCGGAATGCCAGCAATAGTCCCGCAGATTAACTGGCGGCACTTGCTGACCGTAGGAACCTGCATTGCGGAATTGAGATCGATCCCTGCATAGTCAAATCCCATGCCATAATCGCTCCATGCGCCAACACCGTACCCCGAGTTCATAACCGCCGGGTTGTATTGATTTTTAAGCGTGTTTGGATCCTCTTTGACTAAGCGCAATGCAGACAGAATACCCATGGCGGAAGAATAGCCTTATATCACGCAAAAGCGAGAATGAAGAGAGTTACAACTTCGGCGTGTCTATCCAGCCACAATCATCGGAGTAGATACAGGTTCCTGCATTTTATGAATGATCATTGCAAGTGAAATCGGCGCCGATACATCGCCCGCGCTGGCTCTTCTAACGATTCTCCAGGCAGCGTCATTGGTCTTAGCTGCACAGGCATTCATCTGGGTGTCAAACGCTTCCTGGCCCATGTGGACAATGCGATTATTGACTATTGCATCAAGAAGATCACCCGAAGCTTGATAGAACGCAGTTCCAGATACATCGACCATCCGGCAACCGCTGGCAGTCAATCTAGCTGCGATGCTTGCCGTGGAATAGTGATCAAACATGATCATGCGCGGGTAATACTTATCCACCCACTTAGTCTTGATTTCTGCGGCTATCTGAAGCTCATCCACGGCAGTATCGGATCGCCACTGATCCATGATTCCCACGCCAATCTTACCGTTGGGCAGGAATTGCCCAGCTACCAGGGATGCGGTGCGTTTTGAGATAGCGACATCAAAGGCAAAAAAGGTGTCCGGGCCAATCGGCAATGACAGGTTGCGATCTGCCAAAGCTTCCCAAGATCCAAGAGGCCAGGGACTACTGAGCGATGAAACCCACATGCACATGTGCTCAGGTAAGAACTTTTCCATAGGCATGACCGATAGAGCTTCTTCCAGGCCCGATTCGCTGATTGTGATGCCAAGACTGGGATTGCTCATGGCCCAAGCGGAACGATCCGTAGGTTTAGCGTGTTGTGGAGCTGAATATTCGTACCAGCCCAGTGTCTTGGATGGATACGACAGGGCCTTGTCTCTTAGATCATTTAAAACATGGCTGAACGCGTCCCCAGCATTGGAAGCCACATAAGTCTGGGCCTTATCTCCCATCGCAATGGTGATCGGCTTAGCTGCGGCCCAGGCCTCTTCGGATATGTAACGCAGTTCGTCCACAAATAGCAGGTTGGCGGATTTACCGCGTGCGCCGTCACTGGTACCAGCCACAATTTCGTACCGTGCCCCGTTGAGTAAATCTAAGTGCTCTTTACCGTTGCCCCGGTAGCCAACCTCACCACGATTGAGCTTGACCTGGCTTCTTAGGAACTCGTTAGCCTCGATGATCGAACAAACCTTGCGGAAGGTGTCTTCTGCCATGCCTCGCTTAGATGACATGGCCACAACCGACTTTTCCCCTAAGACAAAGAGGCCAAACAAGATTCTGAGCGCGATTAGCATGGTCTTGCCATTTTGTCTGCTAAGAATGACCGCCACGGTCTTGCGCTCGAACGCGCCCTTATCATCCACGGTAAGAAAGTCGTTTGCAATGAATTTCTGCCAGGGAAATAGCGGGTAGCCACATTTCTCAGCAAACTCTGCAAATTCTGCGCCTCTAGATTTACCCTTCAACGGAATGCTCATGATCCGTGGTTTTACAGCTCCCACAAGCGGCTTTTTCTTTTCCCCTTGCTTCCGGGGTTTAGGAGTGGCTTGGACTAGTTCCACGATGGCCTTGGCTGACCGTCAAAGGGCCCAGGGAGGCTCGAACTGACCGTGACTGGAGAGAGATAGTCTGG